CCCCAATCCAAATTGGCAGTTGATATTCAAGAAAAAACAAACTCAATGGTTAGGGGTGAAGAATTAATGGGATTTTTAAGTCAAATTGTTTCGTTCTTGTTAAACCACGTACATCCATTTCCAGGTAAGACACCAATACAAGAATATCCAAATGTTACTGACGGACCATCGGCACAAAAAATACTACAAATTCTTAATAACGCAGATAATGTAATTTTAAATCAAAATATTAGAATCAATTGATATTTATATTAAAAAGTATAAATGTCAATTAACAATTCATATTTTAGTAAGAATAACACAATCATATCAAATAGTTTAACCAATACAGGTAGAAACCCTGTTATGGAACTATTTTATGGTAATGGTGGTATTGCAAATCCTATTGGATTTAGTAGGTTTATTTTTGATTTGGACTTAGATTTATTAAAAGAAAAGGTCAGTAATGGAACAATAAATACAGACCTAAATTGCCAACCAAATGTGACTCACACATTAAGAATGACTAACACATCATTCTTTGATAAAGATCTATTAAACACCACAACATCAACGGGAAGATTACGAGCAACATCATTTGATCTTGTTTTACTTAGAATACCAAATTTAGAAGTTGATCCATATACAGAACAAAATTGGGATGAAGGCGTTGGTTATGATTTTGCGGATCTATTAACTCAGGTACCAACTGATAAAAATTATTCTAATAGACCATCAAATTGGTCGGCAACAACAACATTAGATAGTTGGGGACAACCAGGGATTTACAATAATAATAATTTAGGGTTATACCCATATTCAGCACTCACGGTAGTTGCAAATCAACATTTCCAATTTGGTGATGAAAATATTGAATTTGATATGACCTCAGAAATAAATGCGGTGTTAAACAATTCAATAACACCAACAGGTTGGATAATTGCTTATTTACCTGATGTGGAAAATTTACAAGGAACAACAGGTGTTTATGAGGTTGGTTTCTTCACTCGTCACACTCAAACATTTTACGAACCATTCTTAGAAACAAGTTATAATGATTTAATTGAGGATGATAGAAATAGTTTTTCATTGGGTAAGGTTAATAAATTATATCTATACGCATATGAAGATGGTAACCCATTAAATTTTGATTCTAATCCAACCGTAACGATAAGTGATTCAAACGGAGATCCTATAGTAGGATTAATAAATAGACCAACTTGTAAAAGAACTTCAGGGGTATATGAAGTGACATTACCTCCGTTCTCAACGGCATATAAAACACCTTGTACTTTCACAGATACTTGGTCAGGAATTGTTCTTAATGGTTTTGCATTACCTAATGTTGAAAATGAGTTTGTTGTTTATCCACTTAAAAAGTCATTCCAAATTGGTACCGACTCTAAAGATCCGTTTGTTTATGGATTTGATTTTTATGGTATAAAACAAGATGAAAAAATATTAAATACTGATGTTAGAAAAGTTGGTGTGATAATTAAGAAAGCATATACCACAAAACAATTACAACCTAATGTGGATGCGTTCTATAGGGTATATGTTCGTGAAGGTCAAACTGAAGTTCAGGTTCAAGATTGGACAAAAATTAATAGAACACCAAATGAATATTATTTCATATTTGATACTAGAGATAAAATTCCAAATGAATATTATGTGGATTTAAAAGTTGTTGCAAGTGGGGAAGTTAATACATACAAAAGACAAATAAAATTCCAAATTGTGAATAAAAAATAATGGCAAATTTAATAAAATTTAATGCTATACAATGTAATGATCAGTCATTAGTTACTGTTCAGGTAGACGATACATTATCCGCAATTACATCGGGGGACACAATATATATTACCAACATATCGTTACCAACAAAAAAGTTTTGTGTAGTTGTAGGCGTAATTGATCAGGGTAATACCCCAACTCATACATTTGTTGAGTATTCTAATTGTTCAGAATGTTTAATAGATAATAATGATTATGTTATTGTTGAATCATGTTATAGTCGTAGATCTACATACGCAATTAGTGTTTCTGGTTTACCTGTAGGTTCAAACATAGGTGACTCTATTTATATTTCACTTATACCACCTGGAAGTGATAGAACCTACACAGATTGTTTTACAATTAAAAGTTTTGGTGTTTTTAATGATCAAATTACGGTTGACGATTTATCAGTTGTTAATAGTAGTTCATCAACAACATATACGGGTTGTACCGAGTGTTATCAATCAAATAATTTGATTTATGAGGTTGTTGAGTGTTTAACTTCAGGCGTATATTATGTGAGTTTACCTGCAATATTAGAAGGTCATATAATTACCTTTGTCAATGATATTGGTGATCAATTTTGTGGTGTTGTCGGATTAGTAAATCCTACTGAATATACTGCAACATTTGTTGCTGATTTAGGTGTTTTTGAAAGTGATCAACAATGTCAAGATTGTCAAGAAATAGTTTCAGACAAAAGAATTATTACAAATTGTTTAACTGGTGATGTTGATGTTGCTTGGGCTTCGTTATTTTTTGATTACGGTGACGCATCAAATTTATCAATTGATGGTTCTTGTTATTTAATTGGTGATTTAACTGAATCAGGTGTTACAATAACCACAGAATTTTTAAATTACGATGTTACACCTGATTGTGAATCCTGTATACAATGTAATGGTGTGGTTTATGAATATGTAACTTGTGACGGAACAGGTCCAATTACTCTTTTTACATATACGGCAACAACAGTCACCTTAACTGATGGTGATTATTATTCGGTAACAGGTACTACCGATGGTAGTGGTGAATATGCATTATTCTATATTAATGTAAGTGGTGGGTTAGTGTCCATTGTGGATACCCAATCAGGAGGTTACGGATATAATATTAGTGATTCAATAACTTTATATGGTACAGACTTTGGTGGTACTGCAGATGATATTATAGAAATAACAGTTACCGACGTTGGATCAACAGGATATATTTATAGTTACTACTATTATGATGGTATTATTAATACTAATACGACATTTTACAATCCAACATTAAACATTTGTTGCGAAATAAAAGGTATCGGTGGAGGTACTCCATATCAATATTATTATAGTTTTAACACATATGACGAATGTTCTGAATGTGAAAACGGTTATTTTGTTTGGGTTGCCGAGACTTGTTTAACACAGGATACAATTGTGGTAATAACTCCAGTTGGGTTTGGTCAGGGCGATATAGTTAAATTAAAATATGGGACATCCGATTATTTTTGTGCAACACTAACTAATACTTATGACCCATTAGAACATTATTCTATTACTAGTATTCATAAAACCGATGATGTGACATCATATTCTGATTGTGAAACTTGTGATGCAACAACCACTATTAATTTAAGTGTTAAAGAATGTAACTCACCAATTAATTCATATATTTCGCTCCCTATAACTATTTGGTATTATTATGTGTCTAATTTAGGGTTAAACACTTATTCATTATATAAATACGATAAATGTAGTACTATACTAAATACTTGTCCTTTACCAGGAGATTACCCAACTGTTACTCCTTATGCATTTTATTTAAATTGTGAAACTTGTATTTTTGATAATACAAGACAACCAAGAAATTCAGGTGTAGAAGTTACCGTATGTGTGGAACTATGTGATCAATCAGTGGTATCTGTAACACCACCACATCCTGTATGGACGGATGGATTTGGTACGGAAGTAACACAATTGGATATGATAACTTTGGGGGGTCCAAATGGATTAAACAACTAAACGATATATTTATAAATAAAAACTAAAAAAAAAATAATACAAAAGATATGGCAAATTATATTATAAATGAATGTTTAACCAATGATGAATACATTGTTTCTGGAACACCTACGTTTTCACCGGGACAAACAATAAGATTTGTTTTTAACGAGCAATCATATTGTGGTACTGTTGGGGAAGTAACATCTAGCCCTCCATCGGCAGATTTTGGTCAACTATATGACGATTGTTGTGAGTGTTTAAGTGGTCTTACAGAGTCTTTAAATTTTAGTTTTATACGATGTGATACAGGTGTAGAGATTTCTATAGACGCAACTCAATTTTGTAGTGAAAATGGTGCTCCTACAACAGGTCTTACTTATGAAATACAATTTGGTGATGAAACTCCATTTTGTGCTACTTTTGAAGGGTTAAGTGGATCGGGTGAAACAAATTATTCATACGTTTCAGGACCCTTTTCACTTTGTGAAGATTGTAACCTTTTCATACCCACAAGTGCAGGTACTGAAACATTAATATGTGTGGAAATTTGCGGACCAAGTGGAACAACGGTTACACAAGTAGTTCCTCCACATCCAGTATGGACTAACGGTTATGGAACGCAAGTAACACAATTAAATATGGTTGTCCTTGGAGGACCAAATGGATTAAACTCTTAATTATGAAAAAAGTTATTAAATTATCTGAATCCGATTTAAGTAGGATTATCAAAAAAGTAATTAACGAACAAGAAAGTAGTCGTTATATGTTCTTCTCAAATCTACAACAGATGAGAAGACAATGTGATATGTTATTAGATATGGATCAATCTATGGTTGAAGAAATTCTTGAAGATGGTCATGATTGGGCTCAGGATCATATATCTGAAGCAAAAAACAATATGGATCAGGTATTTGATTTCTTAATGAATGAATCCAAAAAAGATGATACGGAAATGTCTATGGATGATGACGATATGATGATGGAAGGTAGAAAAAAAGTAGGAACTAAATTATGTGCTAGAGGTGTTGCATCCGCAAAGTCTAAATATGACGTGTACCCCTCAGCTTATAGTAATGGTCATGCCGTTCAAGTTTGTAAAGGAAAAATTAAAGGACTTGATGGTAAAAGACATTGTTCAGGAGCATATTGTTAAAAATTAATTTGTCTTATTGAAATAACTTACTTATCATTTATCAAAAAAAGATAAAATGAAAAATTACATCAAGAGATTTTTTAATAGGTTAAAACTTAAATTTTATTTGTGGTCACAAAAACCCCACATCGCACCAACCTATCAAGAAGAAATATCAACCTATGAAAAAACTTGTTTTAAGATCTGTTTGAAATTGGTTAACCATAAAGATAGTGAATTTATGATCGCACCACTATCAGACAAAAAATACATTAAAAACGACACTCTAGAAGTATTCATTACGTTTTCAAATAAACGAGTTGATATTACAAATCACGTTTATCATTACAATGTTAAATTGAGTGATAGAGATTGGTCAAGGTTAAATTTTATCTTTGATAAAGAAACTGATAAACGAAGAATTGAAATGGAAACCCAAGTTAATTCTCAAATAAAAAATTCTTTAGAAGATGTTTTAGAACGAATTTCTAATCTCTGATAAAATTTTACCAACCAAGGAATCAATTGATTCCTTTTTTGTTTTATATGAAACCATAACAGGTTTTTGACCTTTACCCGTTTGAGTATCTTTTTTTTCTTCTCTCCTTTTTTGGGAACAAGCGGATCTTTTTTGACTATCCGTCATTTTTGATGCAACACTTCTTGCACGACATTTAGGATATCCTTTTGGATCTGCATCAGGTCTACCACAAGGGGGATGACCACCACCTTCTTTTTTACGACAAATATTTACCCATGGACCTTGGGGTTGTGAAGATCCTTTAGGTGATTTCTTTTTACCAAACCATACCGCCAAATCCTCATTTACCGTATGAACATCATGTTCATCAACATCATAAGTTCCGTCAGGGTTTTTTTCCCAAACACCAACAACCTTTTTTATATTATTTTTTAATGTTTTTTGTTTTTTTTCGTGATTAAAATCTGTATCCACAAATTCTTGAAACGGACCTAAGTGTTGTTTTTTCCATTTCTTTAAACCAAGTTCGACAGGACCTGTGTAAGCTCCTGCAGTAACCGATGTACTACTTTCTTTGATTGGTACAATATTTAAATTTTTACCAGGAGTTTGATTTATAACATTTCCGTCTTCATCACCAAATGTTAATTCGGGGTGTTTTTTTATGTAGTTGGTAACTTTTTTTGCCTTTGACTCAATTTTTTTTATTTCTTCCTTTGTTTTACTCATTTTCCCGTCATAACTATCAAATTCTAACATAGGACTATCATATTTGGAAACGGGTGTCGTAAATGGTCCCATTTGATTGTTTTTGAACCTTCTAATACCTGGTTGTAGTGGAGCAATATAAGATCCTCTTGACCCTCCACTATCTGAAGTTGCCTCATTTAACACTTTTTTAATTATATCCCTTAACATTGTTTGATAATTACTTATTATTATAAATATCAAACAATCTGAAAATGGAAGAAGAAAACAAAGAAGAACTATATGGTAATTTATTTGGTACCATAAATTTATTAAATGAAGATCATTTGGATTTAATATTATCCACAATGACTAAAGATCATTCAATCTATTATTTGGTTGAGGCGGTTAAATCGGCACATAAACGAGGTGCTTTTACCATTGGTGAATCTGAAATAATATCAAAATCAATTAGAGTTTTATCTAAATAAAAAAAAGGTGGTTATCTAACCACCTTTTCTATTGTTCCATCATTATATATTAAAAACAATATTCCTTTTTCATTTTCATCAACTTCTTGACCTAAAGAATTAATACATTTAACAACTATCTTTGTTGATCTATTATCAATCATAATTGGACTATATGTTTTACTTGCACCATCAAAATCAATTTGAGTTAATCTATAGTAATTTATTCTTTTACCAAAAGTGTTATCAATACAACTATATTTGGTTAATGTATTTGAATTACCCATACCTGGCGTTTTATTAGTCGTTAACCAATTTTCACCATCGGTACTTCTTTCAATAATAAAATAATCGTTATTATGTTCAGATGCGGTGGACCAAGTGATTAAATTTAAATCATCAATTGATGACCCCTCAAATGTGTATAATTCAATAGGAAGGGGATCTAATCTAATAAGTTGAATATTATCTAACCACCATTCTTCACCCGCAGAATTAACACGACAATAGAAGTCAATTGCGATTGATGTTAAACCTTGGGGGAACGTTAATGTATATGTTGATGGTGTAGTTGTTGATGCTCCCGCATTTGAGGTATAAACATCACCTGTTGGTGCTGCGGAGTTTGTAAATGATCCATTTGTGGTGTGATTAACAACCCCTGACGATGTGAATGGCCAAGTTGCGTTAGTATTACCTAAAATTCTCATTTCAGTAACATAAGTACCTCCATTAGATGACACCTGAACACTTAAATAATCCGAAATATCTAATCCACGAGTTGCTGCTGAACTTGAGAAAGTATATGATGCAACTTTAAATTTAAGTTGATATGTTTTATTTGGATCTAGTCCACTGACCGTTGGCATTGAGTACCAATCTTGTTCTATTGCGGATGATCCATTACCCAAACCATAAATTACCGCACTTAATGTTGGTGAAACTGATGCGTTATTAAACCAACCTGTTGTTGCCGCTGGTGTCCACCATCCCGCAGATAAATAATTAGTTGATGAGGTTTCCATATTATCAAACTCAATAACAGTTTGACCAATAGATATTGTTGATAACAATAAAAATAATGATAATAATAATTTTTTCATATAATATGTTTTATTAATAAATACTCATAAAATAATTTATTGTCAATCATTAATTTAAATGGATGAATATAATGGTATTATGAATTATCATAAATAAAAAAAGGGACAATAAATTGTCCCTTTTGTAGTATTATTTAAGATTTTGATTATCTCAATTCTCTTAAATCGAATGTGCGAACACCATCTACGGTAATTCTTCCGTAAAATCTGTTGTTTACCATCTTTTTTGCATATCTCGTCATTATTCCTTTGATCGGAGTAAAGTTGAACGGATTGTACATTGTAGGTGTTAATTGTAGAGGTACGTACGGTGCGTAGATGTAACCTGTGTCTAACAATGATGTTCCTTTGTGACCCAACAATACTGTGTTCGGTGGGAAGTAAGGATCACGGTAAACTTGGTAACGTCCTGCCAAAGTACCAACTCTTTCAATACCCATATTGTATTGATCTTGTTCAGGAGATGCGTTAGATACGTGGAAGTATTCTAAGTCATCAAAGATTGCAGAAATCTCAGAAGATACAACGATCCAGTTAGCTCCACCTCTCAATGTAGATTTGTGGATTTGTGCTGACAATTGGTTGATCGCAGTAATCAAAGTTTGATTCCAGTCTTTTTGAGTGTAAGAAGTTGTTTGTGCAATTCTTCTCCATCCGTTGTAATCCCAACGTAGGTTCCAAGCCGCCCCTTTTCTCAAGTCACGTAAAATTTCACGGTCAATTTCAGCTGCCACTTGTTCAGACAATAAAGCCGTCAATTCAGCTTCAGCGTCAATGTTGTGGAATGCCGCAACGTCTTGTGCCATTTCAGGAGACCATTGTGCTCTTAATTTTCTTTCAGATACAGAAACCGTTACTGATTCCAAGTCAAAAGAAACCTCACCAATTTGGTCTTCAAACTCCAAGTTTTTGTAAGTTCTATAAACCGCAGTAAATGAAGTACCTGATGTACCTGAGAAAATTGTAGTACCTGTGTAACCATCTAAAGATGTTGAGTCACAATCAGCACATACTGGACAAGAAAGGTCAACTTCAATGTACATGAAACCATTAGCATCACAAAGGTTTTCAAACGAACCTCCGTTACCTGCGTTACTTCCAGTTGATAAGAATACCGTATTTGATGTAGAACCGTACTGAACAATTCCTTTACCATATTGTTGAGTTACAACTCTAAACAACAATGGAACAAATACGTTATTACTATCTTTAAGTACATTACAAGGTGTAGTATCTGCAGATAAAGATGAAGTTGCAATAATTTTAAGGTCAGACAAGAATGTTTCTGAATCCATTTCATTACCATCAGGTCCGATTAATTTACCTGCTCCTGAATTTCTAAATCCTGAAATTTTCAAGATAACTTTTCTTTGGTTACCTGCGGCAATTTGAACTCCACCCGATGGTACTCCACCTGCGATAGTTGCGTCAACTAATGATCCACCTGTCCATGCTTGGATAGTCGCAGTTGCAGTAACCGCAGTCCATTGACCTTTAGAGTAATCAAACAATCCTGGAGGATCTAAACCTGCTTCACCACCTTCGTAGAATAAATCGTAAAGATTTTTTGCGTATGGTGCTCCATTTGATGATCCTGGGTAACCTTGGTTAATATCTGTATCTCCAGCAGCAACCGCAGTTGGTGATCCGATAGGTGCGAAATGTTCTCCACCTGTAGTACTTGCGGTTTGGTAACCTTGGATACGAGGTACGAAGAAGAACAATTTACCGATAGGTAAGTTCATCGCTTGTACTGATACGATATCGTTAGCCAACAATTTAGAGAACACACGTCTTACGATAGGGAAAACAACTGTTTCAAAAGCTCCGTTAGAACCTTCAGAAGTTGCTTCGTTAATCAAAAATGACGCTTGGTTTTCATACAACTGAGCTACGTTTTCTTTTAGGTGGCCTTTAAGACCTTCAAGGAACCCTAATCTGTCCCATTTGTTAATTGTATCTTCTTTGATAACTTTCAAGTGCTTCAACCCGATGTTACCAACAAGACCTGATTCTAATAATGCTCCCATTTTTTTGGATTTTTATTTGTTTTTAGTTTATTTTTATTTAATTTTTCCCATTAAATCTTTCATTCTCATAAACTGAGGATTTTCATACGTTTTAGATTCAATTAAATTCATTGCTGATCCACTCGTTGGAGTTTTGATCACTGTTCTTTCAAATGATTCTGTAATTGTATTATCCGTAGTTGTTGTAGAAAGTTCGTCTTTAATAGATTTGTAGAGATTTTTTGATTCTTTAATAGTTTCAGCGCCATCAAATCTTTTTAGGATGTTAATCTTTTCTTGTTTAGTTGTTGAGTGTTCAGTAAACAAACGTGTAGCGTAAGCCAAGTTTGAGTTAAATACCGCAACCTCATTCAATTTAGTTCTGAAAAGATTAAGTGCTTTTCTATATTCCTCGTTTTTCTCTCTAAGTAAGTTTAACTCTTCGTTTCTAGATTCAAATGTTAGGTTTCTATTAGGTGTAATACCTTTTCTTAAACCACGACCTTCTTTAGATCCGTTACCATAAGTTCTTGAAGCCTCTTTAGTCTCCATTTTTTTCATAGGTTTTTTATCCATAGGACCTTTAACCATAGTATTTTCTTTAGGTTCTTTTTTTCCGTTAACTTCCTCTTTGTATTCGAATTTTGCTTTACCCATTCCAACACCTCTTGTTCCTTGTTTTTTCTTAACATTGAAACCTCCGTCTTGGTTAGGTTTTTTGTTGTATTTGAATTTTGATGCGTTACCCATTCCGATACCTTTAGATTTGAATTTAGCCGATTCCATAACGTACTCGCCCATTTCTTCATCCATTTCAAAATAGTTATCACCAATTGAATCCATTTCTTCATCAGGATTAAATCCTTCAAAACCACCTTTTCCTGGAAAATCTCTTTTACCGACTATTTTTTCAAAATCATCTTCCTCATCAATTTCCAATTCGTAAATAACTTCAGATTCGTTTTTAGCCAAATCGTCCAAATCTAATTCGTCCATTTCGTCCATTTCCTCCATGTCATACATTTCGTCCATTTCCTCCATGTCCATAGATTCCCCAAGTTGGATTAAGTA